TAGTAAAGCTGATAGGATTCATACCCGACCAAGTAGTAGCTCTAAAGGAACCGTTCTCAAGAGGCGTTCTAACGTCAAAGCAGTAAGTAGTTCCTGTTGTAGGTAAGGTAATTAAATAGAACGCATCAAAAGCACTGTAGAAAGAGTGTATCGGTAATGTCTCTTCCTTTACTGCTTTAAGTAAATCAGTACGTACGTTTGCACTAACGTCCCGCATTGGTAAAGACTTCTCCTGAATAATCCTACCTAAGCTCATTAAGCCTCTGTCCGATAAGAATATAATGTCATTGCCCGTGGCTTGTACGGAGTCTCTAGCAATACAGCCTACACCTTCAATAGTGTCCGACAGTCTAAAGTCAACAGTAGTTACGGAATCACCGCCTGCGTAGACAACAATGCTATGTAAACCAAATATAAGCAAAAACCCGTTATGTTCCGTCAAGGCTACAATCTCGTCGTAACCGTTAGTCCATACAGATGTTAAGTCTAAGCTGCCTGAACTACCACCTTGAAAGTCCGTGCCATCAAGTAAGTCACTCCAATAAACAGTATAGTTATTACCTACAACATCAGCCACCCATAGGCGACCAAAGGCTGCTAGGACTTCGTTACCCGAAGGTGCTGTAGTCCCGCCTGACGCTACAACTTCCAGTGTAGTACTACCTGCAACACTAACAAGAGGCTCTTGTCCACTTTGAAAGAAGTACACGTTATTGTTGAAAGACACTATCTTCCAGTTGTTTGCGTTGATTTCGTACGCAACATTGTTTACAAGGGGCAGTGTTACTTCAGTTAAAGTAGTAGTACCTATGAATATCTTATTGTTACCCGCAGAGAACACTACTACTGTACCATCAAAATTAGTAAACTCAAATACAGCCTCTAGTCCACGACTGGTTCCTAATACGTCATTAGTGGATATTTGAATGTACCCCTCTCTAGCACCAATACGTCCCTGCTTGTCAATAACACAGTTATCAGCAATGTCAGCAAAGTTAGGGTTCATCCCAACGGGAGACTCCTCGGTGTTAATGCCAAAGAAGGCAGGAGCAGATACAGCTAAGTTCTGTAATTTTTGCCCACTCATACGTCCACCCATATAGTCTCAGTTGGGAACCTCGCGGCATCAAAGGAGATAGCGTCAGACAAGGAAGACTTAGCAACACCCATAAGCATTGCAGCAGTAGTTCCTCCCGTCTCACCACGCTCCTCTACAGCCATAGCGTGTGCAAACTGTACGACAGGTAAGCTAGGTGCCTTTAGTCCCTGAGTGTCGCTAGTAAGCTCTTCAGTCCTGTCAACAATGGTAAACTGTAAAGTGTATGTTTTATCAGGAACAGGATATACGTCAACAAGAACACCTTGACTAAAAGCTCCACCATAAACGTAGTGCGTAGGTACTGACGGTGTTACGGGGTCAATATACTTAACTTTCTGTAATTCTGTCTGTGTCCCTAAGTTCATAAAACACTTCTGAGTCTCATTAATTACGTTAAGAGTCTTAAATTGAGAAGTAACATTAGGGAGCATAAATTGAGAACGAGCGGGTATAATACCGTTTGCCGCTGTTACTGTTTCAGTTACTGTTGTACGTAGGCTTGACCAATCCCAAGAGTCCTCCACCAGACGGTTAGCGTCATTAACAAACTCACCGACCAACCGTGAGTATAAGGTTTCGTCCACAGAGCTAACTGTATTCTCCCTAAGTCTTTTTAGTACTTTATTTACTGCTTGTAAGTATGTCATTAAACTAAATTCCTATCATCAAATGTGCTTGCAAATGGGTCATCAAACAAATCACCTTCTACATACCGTTTTCTTTCTGCTACTTCAGGTTGCTCTATCTCAAGTTTGTCTTTCTCTTTAAACTTAAACAGCTCTCTGTCAAACAAACCTCCTAGAACCATTCCTTCACCACCACCACTATTTTTCTTTGATGTTAAAGGGTCTCTTCTTCTAATGTTACTTGAGCTGTCATCCTTATCTTTATCTGTACCGTCAAACAAACCTTCAACAAACTCTTTAGGAGGCTGTATTAACGTGTCGTCAATGGCCCTTCCTGCCTCTTTAACAGGCTCTGCTGCCGGTTGTAGTACCTTATCATCAAAGTTGCTTAGGAAGGCTTTAGCAGCGTCTACGTTGACCACATCTTCAGCAAACTCTTTAATAGGCTGTAAGTACGCATCGTCAAAATCCCTACCGGCCTGTTTTATACCGTCTTCAATCCAACCTCCAAGAGGACTTTCTTTTATGTACTCAACAACCCCTTTAGCAATCGCCTCGTCAACTGGCTCTCCTTCAGCTAGGTTTTCAAACGTTTCGTTTAAGCCTGCCTGTATATCTTCAGGTATGCTGTCCCAAGCATCTTGCCAATCCCCTACAAACGCGGGGTCACCTATAGGCAACATATTGTTCTTTTGAAACTCTTCCCACGAGTCAGTGAGTTTATTCTTTAAAAAAGGAACACCGAACTCTTTAGCTACGTACTGTGGTAAGTTCTCTGCTGCTGCTGCTTGTATTACTTGGTTTGTTTGTTCGTAAGTAAGCTGTGCAACACCTAGGTCAAGTCCTACACCTGCTAAGGCACTTTGACCCGCATCATAACCCATCGAGGCTGCTTCAGAAGCACTGTAACCTCTACCTATTGCTTCATCAGTAACTCTGTCCTGAATGGCTGCTGCTTCCTCCGAAGTAGCGGGAGGAGTAACCAATCCTGTTGCTTCCATCGCTACAGGCCCAAAAGCTAACCAGTCGTCTGTACTGCCTTCGCCTTTAAGAATATTTACTCCCGCAGGTACGGCACTGTATAAACCGCCAGTTAAAGCGTTTAGACCTATTGTTTTAAGAGCGCCTTTAAACTTATCAGAGAAACTTTCACGAGGTCTCTTAACGGCTTTACGGCTGTCATAACTGACATTACCAGTGTTATCTAAAGCGGAAATCTTTGCTCGTCTTGCGTTGAACTCATCGGAAGCACCTTCAATACTGGTGACATCATCATACTCTTTATTTTTAAGGTAATCGTAGTAACGCTCTGAGGAGTCGTCGGCATCGCTAGGTAGTTCTATAACTCGATGTTGTCCATAAATACCTTCCTCTGTACCTACGGCATACTCTCCGCTGTCCATCTTAAAAACAAATTCACCTGATTCTACTAGATTACTAGACACTGCTGATAAATACTGTTCATCATCAATTCTACCGTCTTGGTGGAGATGTGCTAAATAAGAGTTTTGTTTTTCAACGTCAGCTTCTAAGTAAGTTTCCTCAAACTGTTCTGTTCCTTGGAGACTGTCTAAATACGAGTAGTAGTTTTCGTAGTCTGCTTCTCGTTTAGTGTCGTACAGCTCAAACATCTCTTCCTGTAATTCAGGGTCAATGTCTGTAAGCTCGTTTAGAGTACTATTAAAACTATCAAAGTAGTCATCAGTAGAACGAAAACCTTCGGTAGCAAACTCTTCCTTTGCAAAATCGTCAACAAAACCTGTCAATTCTTCATCAGTATAACCGCCTGAGTTTTTTAGGAACTCAACTCTACTCGCAACTTCACTTTGTTGTGCTGTGGCCTCACCCTGACTTCTTTTAGCGTCATCTAAGTAACGGTCAAGCTCAACCTTAGTAATTTCACCTTTGTTAAACATCTCACGTAAGACAGAGTTTTCTTCTTCGTCGTTCTGAGGCGTATAAATGCCCATGTTGTATTTAATATTTTCATTGCCAAAGGGGGAAACTGAACCAATTTCACCTGCAAAGTTCGCAGGGTCACCACTCGCTTCCCTACGTGCTTCAAAGTTAGCCTGTTTTTCTTCTTCGGTTAGCTTTAAGTATTCTTCGTCCGAAAGTCTAAGGTCGTCTACGCCTGCATTTTTCCAAGCGTTACTTGCGGCAATAGCACGATAAGCGTAAGGGTCACCTTGGTAGCTTCTTATTTGTTTAGTTTTGTAATCATAGTAATGACCGTCAGGAACGTCCATCCCTTCAGGGTTTTGAATGTCCAAACCGTACAACGCTGTAGCTCTTTCGTCTGACATTCTCCCCATCTTGCTAGTGTCGTAAGGCTTGCCTGTTTGAGGATTAATAGCGAGGCGAGAGTTTCCACCACCTCCAGTCATCATGCCGCCCTGTCGTTCTAAAGTTCCACGACCTAACACGGTGCCGTCACCTAGCTCAACTGACCACTCTGGAGGAGCGCCGCTTTCCCAGTTAACAGGATTCCAAGGACTATCAGCTAGGTCTCCTAACCATTCACCAGTGGCGGACATAAGAGTATTATCATAAATATTCTTACCAATCTTATAGATAGCAGTTCCTTTGCCGTAATCTATAACATTTCTCCCGACTTCTGCCAAAGAAGTAGGCATTCTGTCGCTCCAACCTCCTTGTCCGTCGCTAGTCCCTCCTGTAGTGACGTCATCAGGAGCATTCCTATAATCAGGACTGGAGCTTTTATAATTATAGCTATCGTAATACGCATCCTTTGAACGGTTGTTATAGTTATCTACACCTGAAGTGCTAGAAGGTCTGTTATAGACGCTATAGTTTCCTCTCGTACTGCCAGAATAACTACCTGTAGAGCTTAATGGGTCGCCTCTTTGTGCCATTACTTAACCCCCTTAGTTTTCTCGTATGTACGCAACGTACCTAACCCAAGCATCCCCATCAAGACAGGCAACATAGTTGACAAATCTATAAGGGGAATAGTGATTGAAGAACCGGATAAAGCAAGCGCAAAGTTTGCCATCGGAATAACAAGGAAGTTACCCGCCATTCCAAGGCAACAAGTCCAACCCACAGCGGGTCGCCAACCTGCGACAAATAAGTCTTTACTCTGCGCTTCAGTTTTGTTCACCTCTATCTGTGCTTGTGCTATTGTATGTGCTTGTGTGGCAATCTCGTGCGCTATACGTTGCTTAGTGTCAGCGTCAGGTATTACCTTATCTAGTATCTTTGTTACTGGCTGTATGAGCGCACTGATGATTGACATTACTCTTTTCCTCTTAACCCTTTAACTGTGTCGGACTCCCAAATACGAAGTCCCATCCA